GCTGAATGAACGGCCGCAAATTCATGGTCAAGGAAGCAGGCAAAAAGTTACCAAAGTTGAGTGACGTACCCAGGCTAATCACTCCTCTGTCATCAAGCACATACGCCTGATCCATGTTTTGAGCCGTGTACGCAAGAGCACCCGTGCCGCTGTTAAACGTGGACAAACTAAAGTTGGCAGAGCTTGTCCCGTAAAGCACGGAAGTATCTGATCGGGTGTAAACACCAAGCGCGCCGCTTGACTGATCGCCTGGCAAAGTCAGCAAGTTTGTGATCTGCGCATTCATTGCCAGCTCACCAGCTCCAACTAAGGGCGACCACTGGTAGGGATAACCCAACCCTGAAAATTGCAATGAAGCACCAAAACTTAAAAATAAATGCTGTTTGTGGAAAACAATGTGATTAGGCGTATCAACAGTCATTCCCGTAACAATAGGAACAAAGGTTGTTCCATCAAATTCAAATGCACGGTTAACACCGTCAGCACCATAAATTTTGTAGTTCGCCGTGCCGCCACCAAAGTTGGCAACTACTGTTTCATAACGGCCGCTTGGTGCTAATGTTATTTGCACAGCAGTGCCACCTGCTTTTGCTTTAACCCCTCCACTAACCGTCAGGTTCTCGCCGCTTGCAAAGGTGCCAGTGGATGATGAAAGAATTAATCTGCCTGCCGCAGTGCCAGCTGCAAACGTGCCGGACTGCAACACTACCCTTGCAACAACACCCGTTGCACCGCTTGTAGCACCCGTCACGGTGTTGCCGTCCGAGATCAACGCGGCACCTGTGTTAAAGCTCAATTCTTTGCCAAGCGTGACGGCGGTCCAACCGCTTGAGCTTGACTTGAACAGTACAGCAGCCGTACCTCCAACATTATTTCGCCAAGCATATACAACACCGTTGTAGTAGCTCACTCCAAGCACCGATCCTGAGCCCGGAATTGAAGTGATGTCTGCTCGGTAGTTGTCTGCTGCTAAGCTTCGGTACGTTGCATCTGTCAACCCATCAGCAGAAACGCCCTGCACGGCCGTTATGGTCGCCACATTGGTGGAGCTAACCAGAACCATCTCACCGGCTAGAAACGTACCTATCTCTCGTGTGATCACTATGCTCGCTAAATCAACGTAGATCACTACGCCCGTTGCTCCAGAAAGCGCTCCATTAATGGTGTTGCCTACAGAAACTGTTGCAACAAAAGTGCAAAGTAGCAAGTTGTAATTGGCATCTGATGGGTTGGGTCGGCCATCAAAACGCTCATACCCCGCAATCCGCGTGTAGCCACCAGTGATACTGCACTCAAAGTTAGCAGCTCGCCGAACTACTCCTGGGGGCAACGACAGCGTAGGTGTAACCTGGTCAAGTCCCCCGCCAAGTTTGATCAGATCGTATTTGACAGGAACTGCTTTAAACATACGTTATGCCAAAGGTGGTCCGCTGACAATGGTTGGCAACTGATCGATGTTAAGACGCTCCATCAAGCGCTTAAATTCGAACTCACCGCGCTGATAAACTTCGCTTGCTGACTCGTAGCCACCGTAGTAGTACATTGCCCTAAAAACGATCAGCATATGAAAGTTGCTAGGCAGTGCTGGTGTGTCTGTATCCGCAGACAATTCGATGGGTTTGACATAGTACTCACCGTCTATGATGTATGCCTGGTCTGGGATAGACCCCAATCCGAGACGCTTCTCTGGATCAATAGTTGCTACAACTGGCCTTGCGTAAGTTGTACGCATATTGCCGTAAACGTACAAATTTCTAAACGTTGTGTAGTCCATGTAGTTCATAAGCTGCTCATCGGCATAGTTCTGACCAACCGAGCTGCAACGAAAACTATCACGCTTCCAATTGGCAAAGGTACTTCCAATACCCGCTTGCGTTGGCGTGTAGAACTGCTGCTGTGTTGTGCAGTTAAACGTGACCGTTTCACGCATAAACAGCCAGTCTTCTTTGCTTGTCTGGATATCAACCCAAGCCGACGATACCCAGTTTGCAATGCGGGCGGCTTCGCCCGTTAAATTTTGCACAGTGGCTAAAGCTGGCCCAGTGACGCCGCACTCAACGCGAGTACGGTTAACAAGCTCAAGAAAATTCATGCCGGCTCAGCTAATACATGTTGCAGCCAAGCGCGGCCTCTTGGGTTGGTGTCCTCTACCAGGTCAAATGGGTAGCAAAGACCGTGTCGAGCCACCATGTCAATTTGGTCTGGTGCAGACGCATTGCGCGTAATTTGCGAGTACTTGGTCTCTTTCATGCGAGCCAGCACTTCAACATACTTGCGGCGAACCAAGGTTGGATAGCCGCGAATGATTGGCTGGTTGGTGCCATTCACATTAACAATAACTTGTGGCGACTGGTTTTCATCTGTCGTTGAATGCACATTGATCGTGACGAATTCATTCATAAATGATTCTTCACTTGCCAATGCACTGAAATCTTTTGACTCTGCAAGAGTCTCGATCACAGGAGCGTCATCCGTAATCTCAATACCTTTAATTGGTTTCATGGCCATTTGTTTCTCCAGTTAATCAAAAAGAAAGGGCCGCATAAAGCGACCCCTTCAAAACCCTCTGTTAAGGAGGATGGCAACAATTACAGTGCTGTACCAGGCATCAAAGCCGTGTCGTAGAACGTGTAAGTCACACCACTCACGCCGTTAAGCGCAGTAGTGTTAGGTACAAACGCGACTGTCGAGCTGATCTTCAGTAAACCAATCAAAGTTGTATTGGCAGTGGTTTGTGGAGGCACTGGGCAAGGCTCGCCTGCTCCAACGATTGGGCCTTGGGTGGTTGAAGCCACACCAGCACCAGTCAGCCAAAGTGCAAACAAGCAGCTCTGGTTTGCAGCCAACGAGGTGTGGCCCGCGGTGAATGCCGTCTCAGCCGAAGCGAAAGATTTCAAAACGCCGTTGTTTGTATAGACAACAGTGTTTGCGTTCTTCAGCTTTGTATTAACGGACGAACCGTAGGTAAGGCCACCGGCCGTCAGGGTCATGTAGCCACTATTGGCTTGTTCGATGTTGTATGACATTTTGATTTTCCTTATTGAACAGTGTTGAGCGTGCCCATGGTTGAAGCATTAGCTGCGCCGGATGTACCGGAGCCAGTTGTAATGCCGCCATGGGTGTGGGCGTTTAGCGCTGTGCGAAGCGCGGCAAGGTCGGTTAAGACCGAATTGAATAGCTGCCTAATCTCATCACTAGTGAGAAGGTCAGGCACGGCTACCATTCGTTGGTTGATTGATTCAGCCATAGTTAACTCCTTAAAGAGCAGTTACGCCGGCTTCGATACGAGCCATAAAGGCATCGTTCAAGCGGACAGTGGCAAACCAAGTGGATGCACCGACATAACCGAACTGACCCAAGGGGTTAGCGTGATTGGTCTGGCTGGCTTTGAGCACAACAGGCTTAATCGCTGACATGCCTTTAAGCGCAACTTGGCCCCATGCGTCTTCACCAATGATGATGAATGGGTATACGTCAACGCTTGTGCCGCCAACTGACAACATGCCGCTTGAGCCAACGCTTGCACCGGCCGCTGCAAATGATTTGAGCAGCGGTGAGGAGATGAAGCGGAAGTCTTCGCATGCGCCAACTTCGCGGTCATGGATTGGCTTAAATGAGCCGTACTCTTCAACGCGTGTGAAGCCAGGCAAGTTGCGAATGTCAGACACGGCATCTGTGTGAACAAACACAATGTATGAAGGCTGCACAGCGCGTGTACCAAAGTTCACACCAGGCGCCAAGCGTGAGGTCACGCGGCGAGCTCGGTTGGACTCAAGGGTACGAGCCGATTTACGCAAAGCGTTTAAGCTGACAGGCGTGTTCACTGCTGCTCGGCTCGAGCCGTTAGCGTAGATCACTGTAGAGCCAGCCTTCAAGACGCCGTAGCGAACCATCTCCATCACCTCAGCAAGGGTCTCGCCCGTGAGCTTGACCATTTCGCCAGGAATGTCGTCTTCGTACAGTTGCTCAACCTTGCTGGAGTACTTAAAAAGCACGCCGTATTGTTGTAACTGAACAGAAACGTCTTGGAACGAGATCGTATTGGAGTTGGGCGTTACGCCCTCGGCCAAAACAAAGTTACTCGCTGTGATATCAGGCGTACCAACATATCGAGAGGTGTTCTCAATCGTTGTGCCAGAGGTGGAAGCGCCAAAAGGCAAAGTGCGACGGAACACCAGGGTGTCTGTCGAGTTTTGCGGCATTTCGCGTTGTGTGCCAAAGTCACCGAGGACGGTGATAGGTTGGGCGTGCTCAAGCATGCCCTGTGCCGCACGAATTAGATTTCGCGATGCACTGGTGCCATAGTTTTGAATGGACATGGTAGTAGTTCCTTAAATATTGAGATTTCAATAACCACGCTGCGCTTTTGTTTTTTCGCGCTTTGTGGCTTCGTAGTTCCAGAGCTCTTCCGGCGAGAGGTCGTCCAATGTCTTGGGCGGCGTCACTTGTCCGGGTCGAGTTACTGCGGCAGCCGCTAGGCGTGCTCCGCGTTCTTGCTTGATTTCTGATGCAGGCTTTGCTTTTGCGCTTTGGAACATGTCCAACATGCGAATTGCATCCTTAGCCGAAGCTGAGCCAGCTAAAGCGCGGGTCTCGGGTGTTTGCACAGAGAACCAGTTGACAAACTCAGGCGTGTTAACCGTTGTTTCCCAGTCCTCATGCTTACCCTCGATTCGGGCTTTCTCTAACTCTCGTGTCATCTCCTGTCTGGATTCAGAGACTTGCTGCTGCACATAACCAGCGACCTGTTCAGGCGTTAGGTTTTGCTGCTGCGTGACTCCAGCCATCTTGGCGGTGACGTACTCTTCCATGGCCCCTGCCCACTCAGGAAAATCTTCCTTGAGCTGATCCCATTTCTCAGGGTTGGCCGTTGCTGTAACGATTTGCTTTTGCGATGGCGCATCGGCGACTTGCCGGCGGGCCAATTCAGCGTCTCGTTGCATCGCCGCGACTCGACCCTCTGTCGTTTTGACGTGATGCAGCAATTGAGCGTTTGCTTGTGCCAGCTCGTCAATCTGAGCAAGCTTTGCTCTGACGGTGTCTGACAACCCAGCAAGAGGGTCTTCCGGTTCAACACTCTCGGGCTCTGGTTCGGGGGTTGGCGAAGCTTGCTCCGCGATAACGACCTCCTCTTTTGCGGGTGACGCATCACCGGCCTGAAGAATCGCTGCTTCCTCGTTCCAAAGCTCTTGCATGTTTTCTTGGTTTTCTTCCACTTTTCAAACGCCCATAAAAAAACCGCCTCAAGGGCGGTTTGGCTAACAAAGCTAAACGGGATTAATCATCCGGTTCAGCGGCTACACCCCGAGTTGCCTGGTTAGGCAAGTCGAGAATTCTTTTAAGTAATCGGATTTCGCCGCGAAGAGCGGCAGTTTGAATTTGGTCTAAAACAGCGTCGTTCTTTAAACGCGCTTTTTCCAGCTCCTCTTGAGTCCACTTCTTAATTTGGTGCCAAGCAGGTGAGCCGAAATCAATCATAAAAAAAGGGCACAAGTGCCCGTGAGTCGTATTTTGATGAGACTAAATTCATTTGTCAATCGTCATTCCAAAAATCTCAATTTGTAAAGCGTTGATTGATACAGTGCAACTGCTTCATCAATCAAGTTGTGGAGCGCTGTTTCATTGCGCTTACATATTTTTTCACGGTTGTCTTCAATCCAAGCCATCTGCTGCTCAAGTACATCTGCAATTTCTCCAGCATATTCATTCTCCAAAAGTGGTATTTCAAGAAGTTCGTTGTAGCGACCTTGGTAGGCTTCAGCAAATGAGTCGGCCCGCTCGACAATGCCCTCATAAAAACTGCCAAGTGCAATGTGCGCCGCAAAGCTGCCAGGTCCTGTGGCCTTTAAATGCGCACGGTGAGCCATGTCACGTGCCAGGAATAAGAGAGCTACGTATTGGCCAGCCTCTCTCATTAGTAAGCTTTCTTATCAAACATTGCTTTAACGGCCACCACAACTTTAATCAATGAGCTGGTGCCACCTGTTGTCACGGCTCGAATGTAGCCAGGGTTCTCGGTTACTTTACGAATACCAGCTGCAGTGAACGAGGTGTTAGTGCCGATCCAAGCGTTGAGCGTTGCCCAGTTGATGCCGTCGTTAGAGCCTT